AGCAACAATCCAGCCTATCAAGAATGCCAGTGGTGCTTTCTAAAGAACGTTTGCCACAATAATAAAATCCCTCTGAAGAATTGCCGATCATGTAAGAATAGCATGCCTACAGAAAACGGCACATGGACGTGCTCTAAATTTGGTGTAATTCCTGAGAGCTTCATCAAGAGTGGTTGCAATGAATGGATACCGCTGTAATTATGATTGAGCTTCGCCAATATCAGATAGACGGGCTCAACGCTCTGTGGAGCTACTACACCAACGGCGGTAAAGGCAATGTGCTTTTATGTTGGCCTACTGGTGTTGGTAAGAGCGTCTGCCCGGCTATCTTCATCCGCGAAGCTATGCGGCTTTGGCCTAATCAGCGCTTCATGCTGCTTACGCATTCATCCGAACTAGTAGCACAGGATGCCGATGCCTTAAAAAGCGTGTGGCCTACAGCACCAATTGGAATTTACAGCGCTGGTTTGAAGAGCAAATCTATTGTCGATCCGATCATCTATGGCACAATTCAAAGTGTCGCTAGGTTAGGAGCTGCTCCGTTTGGTCATCGCGACATATTGTGGGTAGACGAAGCGCATCTGATTTCGGATGAAGAAGCGTCTATGTATTTAAAATTTATAGCTGAGATGAAAGCTATCAACCCAGCTTTGAAAGTCATTGGATTAACAGCGACACAATTTCGTATGGGGATGGGTCTGCTCACAGAGGGTAAGCTTTGGAATGAAGTTGTTCATGATTTGACGAGCATGGAGAATTTCAACAAGCTGATCTCTGACGGATATTTGGCGCCACTAGTTACTAAGAAAACATCAGTCTCGTTAGATGTTAGTAACGTTGCGATGCAGAAAGGCGAGTTTGTAGCTTCTCAACTTCAGCATGAAGTTGATAAAGCAGAGATAACTTGGAAAGCCCTGCAAGAGGCTATCCATCATGGTCAGAATAGACGATCATGGTTGATATTTGCATCAGGCATCGATCATGCTAATCACATAGCGGAGATGCTCACTCAGCTTGGAATTAATTGCGCGTCTGTGCATTCTAAACAATCGTCTGATTACAATAAAACAGCAATCGCTGCATTTAAAAAATACGAGCTGCGCGCTATTGTAAACTACGGTAAATTGACAACTGGATTTAATCATCCGGGTATCGATATGATCGTTATGCTCAGACCTACAATGAGCGTCAGTCTTTGGATACAAATGCTTGGCAGAGGCACTAGACCTGAGCCAGAAAAGCGCGATTGCTTAGTTCTTGACTTCGCTAAGAACGCGATGCGATTAGGCCCGGTGAATGATCCTGTGCTGCCTAAAAAGAAAGGCGATAAAACAGGAACCGTTCCGATCAAGCTCTGTGAAGCTTGTGGTGTATATCACCACATCAAAGCAGTTAGATGCGAAGTCTGCGGAAAGCCATTTGAGTTTGAAGTCAAGATTACTGAGAGAGCAGGAACAGACGAATTAATTCGAGAACCAGAGGCTATACAGGTTGAAACCTTTGATGTAAATTATATGCTTTACAATAAGAAAGAAAGTCGTACAGGCAAAAATCCATATTTAAAAGTTACCTATTTTTGCGGTCTCAATGGAATTGATGAATTTGTATTTCCAGAGGCTAGCTTTAGAAAAAGTTTTGTTGATTGGTGGAGGCAACGTCATACGTCAGAGCCTCCACACTTTGTTGATGATGTTTTAAAAGTAACCAGCGAATTGAGGCAGCCTAGGCGAATTCGAGTTCATGTGAATAAGCGATATAAAGGACGATTATCACCAGAGGTTTTAGGGGTAGAGTTTTAGATATGTCACCAGAATTTAAAGCTCAATGCTTTGCTAGGCGTTTTTATTGGTTTTGGTATTGGTCAATCACTGGTAAAATTCATCCTAATCATAGAGCTATCTATGGCATATAAAAAACCAATGCCTACAATAAGACCTAGCGCTGAACGATCTGTGCAGTACGCTATTGAGAAAGTTTTCAGAACTGGTCAAATAGACTTTCCTTATCGCAATTGTCTCAACTGCTCTTATTGGAGTTTTGCAGACGATTTGTGCGGAAAGTTTAAAGCAAAGCCGCCGACTGAGGTTCTCGTGTATAGCTGCGAAGCGTATGAAGAAATTGAAATACCGTTTTGAGGTTTAAAATGAAAATCTATCTTTGCGCCCAATTTAAAGAGCAAGCTCTTATGCGAGAATGGCGTAGGCTCTTGCATAATGCTGGTCATATTGTAACATCGCGTTGGCTAGATGAAAAGACAGAAACGTTACAAGCTAGAAATGCGGCAGGAATTGATATAGCTGACATCGAAATTTCAGATATTGTAATTTCTAAAACGCTCAACCGTGGCGATCTATTTACAGGAGGCGGAAGGCATTGGGAAGCAGGATATGCTTTTGCTAAAGGTAAAAAATTAATCAATGTAGGTGGAATAGAAAGCGTATTTCATTCATTTGCTACACGATATGATACAATCGAGGAATGTATTAAATGCCTCTAGTAGGCCGCTCTGCTAAGCTTTGCCCTCATTGTGGTGAAAGTCTCAATCCTGCTTATATGACAGAGGCAGAACAACGCGACGCCATAGAGCGGCGTAGAAATGGTGAAACGCTATATGGCCTATCAGTTAGATTTAATCGAGACTATTCGACTATTCGCAGACTAATGCAACGAAATGGCATTAAACCAAATGCGTCCACGAAAGCAAATCACAACGGATAATCCACTTCTCAATACAATCCGCCAGCTATCCCTAATTCAGAAGGATGAAGGCTCTGTATTAGAAACGCATGTTGCATTCCGCAATGGATGGGCTATTGCGTTCAATGGTGTAATTGCGATGGGGGAACCAATTAAAGAGGATTTGTCAACGTGTCCTAATGGATTGTTGCTAAAGGAAGCTCTGTCTAAGTGTGGGCAAGGTTTCTCTATCACTCAAAACGAGCATAATTTATTAATCAAGTCTGACAAGTTCAAAGCCTTGGTTCCTTGTCTCGCCTTGACGGAACTTCAGCCAGCCTTCCCAGACCCGCCGATTGCATTTGTGAGCGACGCATTTAAGCACTCGTTGAGTTTGGTCGCGCCTCTGGCCCTAGATGAAGCCTCCGTTGTGACAGCCTCCGTTTTAATCCATAATGGAACCTGCATTTCAACGGATAGGTTAGTGCTAATACAGGCATGGCATGGAATAGACTTGCCTCCAATGCTGGCTTTACCAAAGGCTCTCATTAAGCCTTTAATTTCTAATCCAAAGAAGCTAGCTCAATTCGGATTGAGCAAATCTAGTTGCACGTTCTATTATGAAGATGGCTCTTGGATTAAAACACAATTCTTTAATGAGAAATGGCCTGATATTGGTACTATTCTCGATAAGAAAGCTAGCCCATGGCCTATACCTGAGAATTTCTACACTGGAGTTAAAGCGCTAGAGAAGTTTTCAGAAACAGGCTTTGTCTATTTTGATAGTAATGTCATGCGCTCACACGAGGAAGATTTAAAAGGAGCGAGTTATGATGTTTATGGACTACCAAAAGGGCCAGTGCTGAATATTAAACAACTCAAAATGATTGAGCCATTAATCAAAACAGTTGATTTTTTAGTGCCTCACTGTAATCATAAAATGACTTTGTTCTTTGGTGAGCGCGTAAGAGGCGCTATCGCGGGGCGAGTATGATAATCGCAGGCACAGGACACAGACCTGACAAACTAGGAGGTTATAGCGAGAATGCTCATAACAACTTGGTGAGATTAGCCGAACATTGGATTGCTCGCAATAAACCGCGCGGGGTCATATCTGGAATGGCGTTGGGCTGGGACCAAGCTCTTGCTGAAGCATCTATTCACGCTCACGTGCCGTTGCTAGCGGCTGTGCCGTTTAAAGGTCAGGAGATGATGTGGCCTGAAGCGTCCCGCCTGAGATACAATCAAATTATGAGCATGGCCTCTAAAATAGAAATCGTGAGCGAGGGAGGCTACGCTGCGTATAAAATGCAAATTAGAAATGAGTGGATGGTGAATAACTCTGATTTGCTATTGGCACTATGGAACGGATCAAGGGGTGGAACTGCTAATTGTTTGAAATATGCAAAATCTAAGAATAGAGAAATCTATAATCTGTGGAATGAGTTTAGCGGAGCATTAATATAAATGAAGCTAGACGCAGATGGCTACCTAGTAATCGGTAAGGGAGTTACGCTAAAGCCATATCGCCCTAGGCCAATGCTCCAGCGCGTTTATATGAGCGAGACTGAATTGCGCGCGGCTGCTGGTGGAGATATCATCCTAGATGGAGAATACTTTCCAAACTATCACATGATGGGGTTTAAGCATGTGCAATCCGGAAAGTATATCAGAGTTGATGGGGACTTTGATCCATTTTTTCTTAGCTGGATTATACACAGTTTTAGGAGTGTTGGGTTTAATTCGCTTCCTTTCGATTTACCTATGTTGTGGGCGAGCTATGTAAACCGCCACCCATTGTTTTTAAAAGATGTCGCCAATGCTCTCATTCTATCAGGCAAGCGACCGAATGAAATAGCAAAGGAATACGGCTTTGAAATTTATAAGCTACAGCCGCGCCAGCATATTGATTTGTTCAATGTATGCCCTCTTAAGGGCAGTCTTAAACTATATGGCGCAAGACTACACAGTAAACGAATTCAGGAATTACCGTTTCCTGACAATGAGCCGTTGCAAGACTGGCAAATCCCGGTAGTCCAAGAATATAACTGCAATGACTTGGATGTTACCGAGCAAGTTTTTAAATTTTGTAAGGAACGATTAGAGTTAAGAGAAGCCATTTCTATTGAGTATAGCTTAGACCTTATGAGTAAGAGTGACGCTCAAATGGCTGAGGCTGTTATTTCTCAAGAGGTAGGAAAGCTAAATAAAAGATGGGTTAAGCGAGTAACTATTGAGGCTGGAACCGTCTATAAGTATTCTGTGCCCACATTCCTAATGTACGCTACTAAGCCTTTGCAAGATTTACTGCGACGAATTAAGAAAGCTGAATTTATCATAGGAGATACTGGCAAGATCATATCGCCTCCTGAGCTAGAAGAGCCAGTACAAGTTGGTAACAACTGGTTTAGCGTCGGTATAGGTGGATTGCATTCTAAGGATAAGTGCAAAACCTTTACTGCTGAGAATGGCGGTAAGTTAAAAGATATTGATGTTACAAGCTATTATCCTAATGCTATTATTAATATGGGTTTGTACCCTCCAGCCATGGGAGCAAACTTTCTAGTCGTCTATAAAGGCTTTAAAGATCAGCGAGTAGAAGCTAAAAAGAATAAACAATTTACAAAGGACAAAGGTTTAAAAATTTTCTTGAATGGAGTATCAGGAAAATTCAGTGATGTGTTCTCGACAATGTACGGGCCAGCTAACACCCTTCAAATGAATTTGACTGGTCAGCTTTCTATTTTAATGCTAGCTGAAATGTTTGAGTGCAATGGAATTGAAGTTGTATCAGCCAATACAGACGGCGTTGTAACCTTCTACAATGAAGCAGATGAAGAAAAAGTAGTCTATTGGATTAGGTATTGGGAAAAGCTAACAGGCTTTCAGTTAGAAGATGTGCAGTATGAAAAATACTACGCGCGTGACGTAAATGCATATTTTGCGGTTAAGTCCGATGGTTCCGTTAAAGTTAAAGGGCCATATAGCGAAGTTGGAAGCCAGAGCGGAACACAACTCGACAATAACCCAATTCATCTTATATGCTCAGATGCTATCAAATTATTTCTTAGCAAAGGAACGCCAGTAGAAGAAACTATCAGAACTTGCAAAGATATTACTAGATTTGTAGTGGTCCGAAACGTCAAAGGTGGAGCGCATAAGGACGGCGAGTATCTAGGTAAAGTCGTTCGATGGGCTTACTACAAAGGCGTGCGTGGAACAATCAATTATGTAAGCTCTGGAAATAAGGTTGCTGAGACAGATGGAGCTTGGCCTTTACAGGATTTGCCGGAAAGCTTCCCAGAGGATCAAATTGATTATCAAAAATATATTGACTTGACCAAAGAAATATTATACGACATCGGTTACTATAAAAGAGCTAAACAAGTCAGTTTCTTTTAATGGAGAATGAAAAATGG